TTGATAGAAGATAGATTCTATGAATTGACTATTTTTGACGGAGCAGCGGTCATTTATAGGGATAAGGTATTTTGTACCGACCAGGACGTAGACCAAGCGACTAACGACTACTATTCGGTGAATCAAGACACCTACACATCGGAAGAGACTTTTGACAATGATTACATTATAATCGAATGAAGAAGAAAACACATAGCGAGGTTTCGATAGTGAACCTTTCGTCATACACAAGTCCTAAGATAGTGGAGGACAAGAAGAGGGAATGGGTTGGATATGGAGAAGATAACAACTATTTCCAATATTTGATTGACCGGTACAACGGTTCTCCGACTAACAATGCAATCATTAACGGAATGTCGGAGATGATTTACGGACGTGGTTTGGATGCTACCGATTCCCAGCGTAAACCGGACCAGTACGCACAAGCGGTTTCCCTATTTAAGAAAGATTGCGTTCGGAAGTTAGCGTACGATTTAAAGCTTATGGGTCAATGCGCTATGCAGGTGATTTACTCAAAGGATAGAAGTAAGGTGGCAAAGGTAGAGCATTTTCCTATTGAGACGTTGAGAGCAGAGTTATGCAACGAAGACGGAGAGATAGAAGCTTACTACTATTCTCCTGACTGGAAAAAGATTAAACCGAACGAAAAACCACAACGTATACCTGCATTTGGGTATTCAAAAGAAGCTATTGAGATACTGTACGTTAAACCGTATCGTGCTGGATTCTTTTACTACTCTCCTGTGGACTATCAAGGTGGGTTGCAGTACGCAGAACTTGAGGAGGAGATTGCAAATTACCATTTGAACAATATACTTAATGGATTAGCACCTTCGATGTTGATTAACTTCAACAACGGTACTCCAAATGAAGAAGAAAGAAGGTTGATTGAAAATAAGATTTACCAGAAGTTTAGCGGTTCATCGAATGCGGGTAAGTTCATTTTAGCATTTAATGACGATGCAGCGCAGCAAGCTTCTATTGAACCGATTCAGCTTTCGGATGCGCACAATCAGTATCAGTTCTTGAGCGATGAATCAATGCGGAAGGTGATGGTATCGCACAGGGTGGTTAGTCCTATGCTTTTAGGGGTTAAGGATTCTACAGGACTGGGTAACAATGCAGACGAATTAAAGACGGCTTCTATTCTGATGGACAACACTGTTATCCGTCCATTTCAAGAGCTTTTAATAGATGCGTTTGACGAGGTATTAGCTTTTAACAACATAGCACTTAATCTGTACTTTAAAACGCTTCAACCGTTGGAATTTGTGGATTTAGAAGGTACTGCGGTGGACTCGGAAACGAGAGAAGAAGAAACTGGAGTAAAGATGTCTAAGGAGGTTTCCGATGAGGATTTAAGCGGGATATTTGACGAGTTAGAACTATTCGGTGAGGATGAGGATTTAGAGAATTGGGAATTGGTTGATGAAAGACCTGTTAATTATGACCAAGAAGAAGCTTTAGACACAATGCTTAGTTTAGCATCTACGGGTACTGCAAGACCGAATGCGAGTAGTTCCCAAGATGGGAAGGTTGGTGATGTTAATTTCAAAGTACGATATCAATATGCACCTTTAACGGTATCTGATAATTCGAGAGAGTTCTGTCGTAAGATGGTAGATGCTAAGAAGATTTACCGTAAGGAGGATATAATACAAATGGGAAGCAAGAAGGTAAATCCGGGATGGGGTCCTAATGGTGCTGATAACTACTCTATCTGGAAGTACTCCGGCGGTGGAAATTGCCATCACTTCTGGATGCGCAAGACGTATCGAGCGAAAGGGGTTAAACCTGATGCTAATAACCCGAATGCAGAGGTAAGCGTTAACCAAGCGAGAAAAGATGGATTTAAACCGGAGGTAAATGAAAAGGAAGTAGCTATGAGACCTGTTGATATGCCAAATAACGGATTCATTAAGAAAAGAGGACGTAAACCAAGACGATAATGGCAGTAGCTTTATTTATAACACGCAAAGATTTAGTCAGCAATACCATATTGGATGGTAATGTTGATACAGATAAATTCATTCACTTTATCAAGATAGCGCAAGAGATACATATTCGTAATTATTTAGGTACTGATTTGTATAACAAGATAAGTGCTGACATCATCGCAGGAACGCTTTCAGGGGATTATTTAACGTTAGTTAATACATACGTCCAACCGATGCTGATTCACTTCGCTATGGTGGACTATTTACCATTTGCAGCGTATCAGATTAAGAACAACGGAGTATTTAAACACACTTCTGAAAATGCGACTACGGTAGAGAAGTCAGAGGTTGACTATTTAGTAAACAAAGAGCGTGAATTTGCGGAGTACTACACAAGGAGATTTGTAGATTATATGTCGTTTAATGAGATATTGTTTCCCGAATATCGGTCGAATACGAATGACGACATACATCCGGACTCAAGTTCAAACTACTCGGGATGGGTACTGTAAAGAAAATTAAGTTAAAACCAAAACAGAGCAACATTGAACTGCTCAAGAAATATTTGAAAGAATGTCATACGGAGAAATCTACAAGTCCACGTGGTGGGGGGAAACAGTAAGCGGTGGTTTTGGTGAAGCGTATCGCAGTTTAATTGGCGATGAAAGATTCATCATATCGGTCAAAACTGACAATGCAGGTACATCTACTTCTACGCAGTTTACTTTACCGTGGACTGGTACATACGATGTAGACTGGGGTGATGGAACTGTTGAAGAAGGAGTAGTCGATTCTCAGACTCACACCTATGCAAGTGCTGGTACTTATGATGTTGCTATTACTGCTGCTACTGGTCAGATTCGTTTCAACAATGGAGGTGATAGACAGAAGTTAGTAGATATAAAGAATTGGGGAGCGGTATCTTGGACTACATTTAACGCTGCTTTCTATGGGTGTTCAAGTTTAACCGCAGTAAGCGCAGAAGATATTCCAGATTTTAGCTTAAACAGTGATTTCTATTTTGCTTTTAGAGCTTGTAATTTAATGACATCATTAAATGTTGGAGGATGGAATATGAGTTATGTAGGAAGATTAGAGCAGGCATTTTACGGATGTTACGCATTAAACACATTAGATGTTTCGAATTGGGATGTTAGCTCTGTAAATACAATCACAAATATATTTCGCGATTGTGGTAACATTAATAACTTGGATGTTTCAAACTGGAATGTAATCAATGTCATTCGTATGATTGATGCGTTTAGAGGTTGTTCGAGTTTAACTACTTTAGATGTTAGTTCTTGGAACACCCCTAACCTTCAATACATAAACACTATGTTTTATGGAGCCACATCATTTAATGCAGACCTTTCAGGAATAGATATTACTAACTTAATTGATGCAACTAATTTTGCTTTTAACGTAACACTATCAACCACAAACTACGATGCTACACTAATAGCTTGGGAAGCTGAACTACAAACTGCTTACCCTGATGGGGTGGGATATCCTCCATTAAGTGGTACTAACATAGTCACAAACTTTGGAACTTCACGTTACTCTTGGAGAGCAATACAAGCAAGAAACAGTTTAGTTAACACCTTCGGTTGGTCTATTACAGACGGAGGACTATTAGAAGAACCTGAATTTGTTATAACTGTTGAAACTACTACTGCTTCTGAATCGTTTACTATCCCTACAACAGGAACAGGATATAGCTATGATGTAGACTGGGGAGATGGAAGTACGTCTACGGGATTAACAGGAGATGGTACGCATACTTACTCGGATGCTGGGAATTATGATATTCAGATTACAGGTGCGTTTCCAAGGATATATTTCAATAACACAGGAGATAGATTAAAGTTAGTTGACATCAAGAATTGGGGAGATGGTACTTGGACGAGTATGAATGTTGCTTTTCGGGGATGTTCAAGAACGATAGTAAGCGCAGAAGATGCTTTAGCGTTGCCTGCTGATTGTAATAGTATATTTTCAAACTGCTCATCCATAACCACGTTAGATGTAAGCGGATGGAATACAAGTAGTGTTACGAGTATGAATGATACGTTCCGAGACTGCTCCTCCTTAACAACATTAGACGTTAGTTCTTGGGACACGAGTAGTGTTACGCGTATGTATGGTACGTTCCAAAACTGCACATCCTTAAAAGAAGATTTATCAGGACTTGATATAGCATCTGTAACTAACTTAGGAAACTTTGCATTTAACACACAAATAAACGAATTAGACGAATTTGACAATCAAATAACAACTAACTACGATAACACTTTAATAAGCTGGGCAGCGCAAACACCTACAAGCGGATTAAATGTTCATTTCGGTACTGCTCAATACTCGTTAGGTGGTGCTGCTGAAACTGCAAGAACAACACTTGTTACTACTTACGGATGGACTATTACCGATGGAGGAGGGGTGTAACAAAAAGCGATAGTAAAACTTAAAAAACTAAGATATGAAAATCACAAAACCCGAACAATTAACCTACTTCATCGCAAGGGATGATGAGCAGTACGAAGTTAAAGCGTACGGAATGGTAGATACGAATCAAGAGATGGTTACACCGCATCCGATAGTAGACCAGTACACCGATGAAGCGGAGTGGTTAGCAAAGTTAGCAGAAGAAGGAATTACAATAGAGGAGAATGTCGAATAGTTTTGCACTCGTTCCGTCAGGTTACAAGTCAGGTAAGGTGTATTCCTTCATTGGAGGAGATATGACCTTTACCCGTGCTTCGACTGCGACACGAGTAAATAAAGACGGTTTAATCGAATATGTCGCTTCGGGAGTACCAAGGGTAGAGAAAGCTAATTATCTGCCGTTAGAACCCGCGAGAACAAACCAATTTCAAAGGTCAGAAGATTTTAGCAATGCGTATTGGAGTAAGACGAATATAACTATAGATGCAGATGCAGAAATTGCTCCTGATGGTCGACAGACTGCTGATGGGATTCGAGAAACAACTACAAGTGGAGAGCATCGTATTAGTCGTTCTTATTCGTTTGCTGGTGGTGATACTTACTATACGTTTTCTGTGTTTGCAAAATATGGGGGTAGACCATTAAATCTATTTAGTTCTACAAGTTCACGCTTTGAGGTTAACGCAACATTTGATTTAGAAGCTGGTACGGTAAGTGTAGTTACAGGTACTGCGAGTATTGAAGCATTTCCTAATGGGTGGTATAGGTGTTCTGTTACGGGTGTTAGTGCAACTTCGGGTACTTCAACGGTTTACTACCGACACAGAAACGAATCCAACAATACCACTTACGCAGGTGATGTAGCTAAATACACCCTGTTATGGGGAGCGCAGTTGGAATCAGGTAATCACAATTCTTCTTACATTCCTACTTTTAGTTCGACTACGACACGAGTAGCGGAAACTTGCGTAGGAGGTTCAGGAGATTTTAACGATACAGAAGGGGTTTTATTTGCCGAAATTCAAGCGATAGGTGATGCACCTGATAGCAATGCTTATATTTCTCTTAGCGACAATTCCGCATCTAATATGTTGCTGATACGTTACACAGCGGACGGTTTGCTCCAGATTCACAACAACGGGACCAGTACATCTACACGTGTGTATGGTGAAGACTTTGATTTAACCGACAATTTAAAAATAGCGGTTCAATATGGCACGCAAACCGAGGATTACAAAGTATTTATTAATGGTGTTGAGAAAACGGTCTTTGGAACATTTACTGCATCTGCAATGAGTGGACTTGACACTTTAGATTTAGCTTACCCCACAGATACATTTCCATTTCTTGGTAAGGTAAGACAAGTATTGGTTTATAACCAAGCAATGACTGATGCGCAACTAATAGAACTTACCCGATGAACATATTTAAAAAATACGAGTTCGATTCTCAAGAAGTAGCAGAGCAGCGCATAGAAGCTTTGGGAGATACTCCGCATTGCGTGGTTAAGTTAGGTTACCTATGGATTGAAGAACCAACATTCGATGAAGAAGGTAACGAACTAACCAACGGAGTACAAAGCGATAAGTATAGTGTTGATGTACTTTGGGATGCGAGTATTCTAAATGTAACAGATGATGTTGTGGAGTACCCTTACGGATGGAAAACTAAAGAAATAGCATACGATGAATCTTGGGTAAGTCCTAATGGAGCGCACTCATTTTTAGGTTGGAATTTTAATTAAACACAATGACACTTGACAATAAAATATCTTTCGTTTCGGGAGCAGCAGTAAGTACCGTTACAGCAGTTAACCAGTATCAAGGAGTAACATTCGATGCTATCCTTTCAATGGCTATCCTTGGTGCGGTAGGTGGGTTCTTTGGTTTAGCGGGTAAGCAACTATTCTATTTCATAAAATCAAAATTCAAATGAAATATTTCACATTTAGCGAGTTCGATTCTCCTTTAGAGAAGGGTAGCGGAGAACGTATGCAACTAAAGTTCTTGGAGAAGCTGGATAAAGCGCGTGAGATAGCTAATATTCCATTTAAAATCACAAGTGGATACAGAGTACCAGCGGATATAGAACGTCTCGCAAAACGTGGCTATAAGGTTTCCAAGAACTCATCTCACTTAAAGGGGTGCGCTGCGGATATATCAATCTTGGATTCGAACTCAAGATACATCATATTAGATGCACTTTTAAAAGCTGGATTCAACAGGATAGGAATAGCGAATACTTTCATTCACGTGGATAGCGATTTGGATAAACCACAGAATGTCATTTGGACGTACTGATAAAATACTAACCCTTAAATTTAATACAATGAGTAAATTAACTGAAGCTTTAAAATCTTGGAAGACTACCGTGTTAGGTTTTGTTCCGATTATCCTTTCTTTATTAATAATGTTAGGAGTGATTTCCGTAGAGGACCAAGCGGTAGTAACGGAAAGCGTTAATCAAGTATTCGATAACGCATCTGGAGGTGTAGACAATGTACTTGCTTTAATTTCAGCGGTTGTTGGTCTTATTGGTGTGTTTTCAAAGGACGGAGATAAGTAGTATATTTGTCCAATATTTTAAAGAAGGTTCGTGGGGTGATAGCTACGAGCCTTTTTTTTGTACCTTTAAGTTATGAAGAAACCGACAAAGACTGCGCTACTAAAAAAGTTAGACAAAGTATTTAGTGAATACATCCGTAGACGACACGGAGAAATAGCAGAGTGCGTTACTTGTGGGAAGCGAGCGCATTGGAAGGAGATGCAAGCTGGACACTTTATGAGTAGACGACACCGAGCGACCAGATGGCACGAAGACAACGTACAGGTGCAATGTATCAAGTGTAATATGTTCGGTCAAGGGGAACAGTTTAAATTCGGTAAATGGTTGGGGGATGAGAAAGCAGAAGAACTTATTTCGCTAAGCAAACAAATAGTAAGGATAAGCGATTACGAGATGCAAGAAATGATATCTAAGTATTCCGAGTTAAATAAGAAATAGCTATCTTTACCGGGTCGTTTCAACTATTTTTGTTTTACTAAGGGAGTCTTCGGACTCCTTTTTTTTTGCTTTTATTTTTTTTATCAAAATATTTTTATATCTTTGGTGAAACAAAAACAGAAAACGATATGACAACTTTAACAAACGCACAGAAAGCATACCACTACGCAAATCAAATATTTAGTATGAATGTTAAACGTGTAGGTAATAAGATTTACATCAGGGTATGGAGTGAAAGTTACACCAAGACATCTACTGAAATTGAGGTATCTAAATCTCAAATTAATGAATGGGCTAATCTTTACGATGAGACATTTGATGATTTTCACAAAGATTATCATATTATGTTTTTTGAAAAAACATCGAGAAATGGTCAACCACGAAAAGGAAACACGATAGCTTACGAAACATCAATCTAAACCAAAGAGCAAATAAAAACCCCCTACGGGGGGTTCTTTTTTAAACAAAAACGAAATGAAAGTATCAAACGACGAAAGCACAGTAGACTATCTTAAAGCAAGGGTGGTTGCATTGGAGAAGCGTAACGAAATGCTTCAGAACGAATTAAATGCTATGATTCGCACTATCTCTTCATTCTGCGAGTCGATGTCACAGCGGTAAGCGTTACACCGCAATATGTAGCGCAATAAATCTAATATTATGAGAGAAAACAGAATGACAACCGAAATGTCGAATCCGGCTACTAAGTTTCTAAGCTGGAAGAGTGAACACCAAAAGTTCAGTTACTACGACAAGACCACTGGGCAGAATGTATTTCTGGAAATGCCAGTAAAGTTTTTAGCCTTGGCACGTTTTAAGACTGTTAAAGGATGGAATCAGAAACGTGAAGGTGCTATTATCGCCAACGAGGTTAAAAGCCTAAAGGATGAGTTTGTAGTTAACTTTTACAAAAAAGGCGACCGACAAGAAATCGCAAGAGGTGCTTGGGCAGACATCAAAGAAACCGTAGAGATGTGGAACGGCAGATACACCGAAAGCGTTTATGCGATGTTACCGGATGGGGAACTTGTTAATCTTCAGTTGCAAGGCGCTTCTTTATCTACTTGGTTTGAGTTTCAGAAGAACCAGACACACCGATTCTTTAACGAGTTTGTTCACGTTGAAGGTTACAAAGAAGGCAAAACTGGAGCAGTTACTTTTACCTACCCAGTGTTTGGGTTTGGTGGTAAACTAAAAAGCGAACAAGAAAAGTTAGCTGAAGCAGCAGACGAATTATTATCACGCTACGAGGCTTCTTATTTCAAAAGTGAGCCTACTAAACGAGATAGAATAGCAGCAAGCATTTCAATGCTTAATGATGCAGTAGAAGAAAGTGATAGGCAACCTACTCCACCACCGAGTTCGGATAAGGAGTATTTTGATTACGACCCTGATAGTTTAGGATTTTAATTTATCTTTGCTTCAAATTACTGCCAGTGATTTACGAACTTAATTTGCCGTCTCATACACGAAATGCCTTCTGGCGGTGGCTATCGTGGTGAGGCGGCTTTATTTTTTATAATCTTATGGAAAATCAAATTTTATTACTTAGTGGGCTTTCTACTATTGTATGTGAACTTACTAATGAACAAGCTGGAGAATTGTTTAAATGCATTTTAGCTAAAGCGGAGGATGTTGAGTTAGATATCGAAGACCAAGCTGTAAAAATAGCGTTTAACGCAATTGAATTACTTATGGAGCAGATATAAAAATGTATATTTGCTTTAAATTGTCACCATAATGTTAAAAAACTTTAAATACCCACCAATTCTTGAGATGCCATTGTGGTGACGGCTATCAAGATTGGTGGGTTTCTTATTATGTCTGGATTCGTTAAAATATTTAGAAGCTTAAAAGAGTGGGAGTGGTACGATGACCATAACGCTACGCGTTTGCTGGTTCATCTACTGTTGTCTGTAAATTATGAGGATAAGAAATGGAAAGGAGTTGATATTCCTAAAGGTTCTATGGTGCTTTCTTGGGATACACTTGCTAAGGATGTTGGACTAACACCTATGCAATGTCGTACTGCAATAGGTAAATTAGAAAGTAGCCGAGAAGTAACAAGGAAGGTAACAAACAAATATCAGCTTGTAACCCTTGTAAAATGGGATAAATTTCAGATTTCTAACGTATGCATAACAAACAACCTAACAGACGAACAACAGACAAATAACAGACAAATAACAACAACTAAAGAATATAAAGAAATAAAGAATAATAATATTAGCAACGAATCTCAAATTCTTTTGCTTTACGATAGGTTTTTAAAGGAGATTGAAAATGGAGGTCATCAGATAGTTTTGGAACGAATTAAGATGCAGCTTAAATTAGAATCCTTAAAAAGCTTATCAAACCAATTCAATACGCACCTACTTGCTGAGAATATATTACACCCATCTACGCAGAAATTTTTAGCTCATTTTAAAAATTGGTTAAATTCAATGAATGCTAAGGGACGATTAGAAGAGTATAAAACGATTAGAAAAGGTTCATTATGATAGAGAAGTTAGAAGTAGAGTCGGTTAATATGTTAAATGTCTTTAGAGATACGTTTCTAAAGCTAAATGAGAAACTACCTTACCCACCGGTAGCGTTGTCAATAGGTACTTACCATTTTCGCAATGAACTATTTCCGATTCAGTTTGGAACGTATGGAAACTTTAGCTGCATAGTAGGAGCATCTAAGTCTAAGAAGACATTTTTAAAATCAGCATTAATAGCGTGCTACATTGGGGGTAATGCTCAGAACTATTTTAGCGAAATACGTGGTCACGAAACGGAAGGTAAATATGTATTAGACATAGATACCGAGCAGTCAAAGTTTGATTCGCAACGCGTATCCCAAAGAGTGGTCGATATGGTAGGTGCAAATTATGCACATTACAAATCTTTCTATCTTAGAGAGCAACCAGCAAGCGTTCGGTTGGAATTTCTTGAATATTTGCTAATGGATGCATACAAGGGTAAAGTAGGTTTAGTAGCTTTGGATGGTGCAGCGGACCTGATGGATGATGTTAACGATTTAAAGGAATCAAATAGAGTGGTTCAAAAGCTTATGAAGCTAACATCTGAAAGCAATGCTCATATCATTACAATCATTCACCGTAACCACGGAACTGACAAACCCACCGGACATTTAGGGTCAGCTATTTTAAAGAAAGCAGAAACCGTAGCATTTGTAGAAATAGATGAAGATAACAACGTTCAAGTCAAAGCGAAGTACACAAGGTCGTTTCCATTTGATGGATTTAAGTTTAACATAAACGAAAACGGACTTCCATACGAGGTTCATAGAACATTTTAAGATGACAGTAGATAAAGCATTAAACCATTTAGCTAAGAAGATAGGAACTAACCAGTATTCGACCGCATTCGACAAGGAGTGCATAAATACGCTAATAGACTACTTTACCGAAACAAATAAAACCCCAACACAAAATTCGTACTACAAGCTATACCTGTGGACGTTAAACTACTTCATAAACCTATACGACAAGAGCGAAGAGAAGTCGCAGGTACGGGTTCATAAAATCTTAGAACTACCGGTTCAATTCCACATAGACCAGCTTACTTCAAGTTTAAACGCAAAGCAGCTATACGAAGACTTGGCTATTGAAGAAGATGGTAACGACCTTCCTAAACACTCTCAGGAGCGATTAGAAGCGTTTTTTAACTCAAGACTATGGACAAGAGAGGAAGTAATAGAAAACACGCTTAAATCGGCTAATTTAGCTTTACTGCGTTATGATAACTGATTTTGAAAGATTACAGGTAGTTTGGGATTGGAGAAATAACCAAGAAAATAGCGACAAGAACATTGCGAAGCGGTTAAATATGCATCAAAGTAAAGTGTTCCGAATCCTTGAGCAGCATCTAAACGGTAAGCATCGGGTTGAGTGGGTAGAGATAGAAAGTAAAATGAACGAAAAAAAAGACTAAATTTGTTGCATACGTCAAAAAAATGGATATAGAAGTTGGAATATTCGATGGTTTAGCGGTGGGATACTATCACCAAGAGAACTACGACATTTTGAAGCTTCAGCATTTTGACGAGTACGGTTTAATCTTTCTGCTATTTTATATTAAATTCATCAAGTGGCATTGAAATTCGTATTTGCTAAACACCACGAATGGGTAGAGATGGTTAAGCGGTTTGGTTGCAACCAAGAGACCGCAGAGGACATTGTCCAAGATATGTATGTTAAGATTCATTTAAAGGTTGAGCAAGGTACGGACATTATGTTTTCTAAATCCGAAGTGAATTACTACTATATCTTCAAGACGCTAAACAACCTATTCTTGGATTTGAAAAGAAAAGAGAAAAGGTATCACCTGGAGTGCATAGAGGACCATCAAATAGAGATTGACGAGCAAATCGACTACGAGCAGATATACGAGAAGGTAGAAGAGGAATTAGATAAGTTTCATTGGTACGACCAAATGGTGTACGGAATCATTCAGAACGGTCAAAGCATTAGCGCATTGCACAGGAAGTCGAAGATTAGCTATTATTCACTTTACAATACTTACCGGAAGGTTAAATCACACCTATTAAAACAGATAAAATGAAACTTGGAGACACATTGGAAGTTATTTTCCGTTATACTGGTATCAAATGGCTCACAAAGAAAATAGTCATTGACCTTTTGGGTTACGAATCTTGCGGATGCGAGGACAGAAAGAAAGCGTTAAACGAAATTAAAATCTCAAGAAAATGACAAAGGCACAGTATACAGAGTGGACAAAGTTTCGAGAAAGCAAGAAATCCACTATTACACAAAAAGAATTTGAACTCGTGTGCCAGTTGCACGCAAGTTTATTTAACCATCAGTATTATAAGCCTTGTACCTGCCGACCTAAAGAAATTAACCAATGGATAAGCGACATTAACAAGATTTACAATGCGCTTGTTGTAAGCAAGTAACATGATACAACCTAAAAAATTATCATCGAATTACCACCGCTTTGATATTCCGATGGAATCAAATTCCGAGAAGTGGATGTTCACTTGTTCTGACGTACACTTTGACAATCCAAAATGCAACCGAGAACTTTTTTTCAAGCATATGGATAGAGCGTTAGAACTTGATGCGATGATTACTATCACGGGTGATTTCTTCTGTTTGATGCAAGGAGCTTATGACCCGCGTAAAAGCAAGAGCAGCATTCTACCAGAACACAACGAAGACAACTATCTTGACCTTGTGATTAATGATGCAGCCAACAGGATGATTCCATATGCTAAGAACATCATTTTAATTTCACGTGGCAATCACGAAACAAGCGTAAGTAAGAGGAATGAAACGGATGTGATGGAACGCTTTGTAGAACGGCTAAACCTTCTCGCAGATAGCAACATTCAAATAGGAAATTACTTAGGATACTACACACTTAATTTCTCCTACACAAAAGGCGGAGATAGCAAACCTATCAATGTGGCTTACTCTCACGGACATTGGGGAGGTATCGTTACAAAAGGAGCGTTAAGCGTGATGAGGTATAGTGCGATGTTTCCCGATGCTGACATAATTTTTTCAGGACACACTCACGATTCTTATATTATGACCCAACCGAGGTATCGAATACGCAATCAAGCGTATAAGGTTCAAATAGAAAAGCAATGGCACGTGAAGACGGGAACGTACAAGGAAGAATTTGCCGAGGGTAGAGGATGGGCTTCAGAACGAATAGGTGTGCCTAAACACTTAGGCGGAGCATTTACAAGATTTGACTACAAGAAAAATATTCCAATAACCTTTGAAATTACACTGACACACTAACATTCTGTTACATTGAAAAGAATATTGATTTTAGCGTTGCTACTGACATCCTGCGGTAAAAAGACCTACAGGTTAGAATCTAAAGTAATTGATTCGGTCTACGTGCGTACAGAGCAAATCAAATCACCACTCTTGACGGATGTTATGGTTATACCTGAAATATGTAAAGATTCAATAGCTATCGAGTTTAAAAGAATTTACGTACGTGATACCGATACAATTATAATTCAAGTCAAGGACAACCAACTAACATTCGACATCAAAGCGAAAGAACGCATTATAAGCGATTTAAGACACGAAATCATAAAAAAGGATAGAGAACTCAAGGAAAAGAAAATCATTGAAAAAATAGCTTGGAAACCAATCCTCATCTTATCAGCTATTATTCTTTTGTTTTTAATCTTCCCGACCATTCCATCTATTATTAAAAGGATAATATAAAAAGTTTTTTATATCTTTGCACAAAACAAAAAGATATGAAACTACTAAACGGCACGAAAACAGACAAAGACGAGCTGATTCAAAGAATGGGAGACGACTCCTTCTACTATGGAGAACTAAACCGATTAGCTTTATCATCATCATCAATCAAGCTACTTTTAGATTCTCCTAAGACCTACCACTACGTTACCAAATACGGGAATGCGGAAACGGATGCGCTTAGAAGTGGCTGGCTATTTCACGCAGCGATATTAGAACCTGAGGTATTTAACGCTCAAAACTTTGTGAATGTACAGTCAAAGAACACGAAGCTTTACAAAGAAGCGAAGGAGGAGTTAGGAAAGGTGTTTACGATTAAAGAGAAGGAAGAAGCAGAGCGTATGGCTGATGCGTTCTTAAAGAATCAGAAAGCGGTTAGTTTGATAGCTAACTGCCAATTCGAAGTCCCCACTATTGGAGAGGTGATAGGGTATCCATTCAGGGGTAAAGCTGATGTCTTGGGAGAAAATAAAATTGTAGATATAAAAACCACGTCAGATATTAAATCCTTTCCGTACAGTGCTAAGAAATACGGCTACGATGTACAAGCGTTCATTTATTGCGAACTCTTTGGTATAGCACCTGAGAATTTCACCTTTTTAGTTATAGATAAAGGTTCATTAGACATAGGGGTATTTAATATTTCGATGGAGTTTTATCTTGAGGGTGGACGTAAGACTGAACTTGGAATCGAGCGATACAAAGCATTCTTTGAAGACGAAGGAGATTTAGACCAATATTACATAGAAGACACTTTATGAAGGAAGCAGAGTACTTGAGTAAGCAAATCAATCGCATAACTGGGATTGATATGTTTCAAAAGAATAGGAGGAGAGAAGTGATTGAAGCACGAGCGTTGTTTAATTTTATGCTTTACCAGAACTTTAGCTATTCACTTACACGTATAGCAGCATTCTATCATTCAAAAGGAATGAAGAAGAGTTACGACCACGCCGTGATTTATTATTCTTTGAATAACTTTCCGACATATTTAAAATTCAGCCATCATTTAGTTGGGTGGATGCATCAGTTAGAGAAAGCTAATGGTCAAGACTTCACGGGGGAGTACTACCTTCAAAATTTGGATGAGAAAAATATGTCAGATATTTACCGGTTAGCTAAAATCAAGTATGAAAAACAAGAAGCAGAGCGGATGGAACAAGTTCGTAGAGAATTGGTTTAGTTTGATTTTATGGACAACAATAGTAATAGTAGCATACGTTTACTTCATAAAGAGAGGTTAATTGAACTATTGATGAAACGCATCTATTCGAGACGGGAATACGCAGAGAAGTTAGCAAATGAAATATTAGAGATATGCAAGGAAAACGACAAGACCAAGTAGAAAGCGCAGCAAAGTTTGCGTTCATTTCGTTTATCATTTCAGCGATAGCGATTGTAATAGCTTTAATCTAATGTACAGATACAACGCTGAACTGATTCGGGTAATAGATGGGGACACGATAGAGGCTAACGTGGACCTAGGATTTTACACTTGGAAACGAGTAACCATAAGACTGTACGGAATCGACACTCCTGAAACGAGAACAAAAGACTTAGAAGAGAAGAAGAAAGGAATAGCAGCTAAAGAGCGATTACAAGACCTTTTAAGCGACAATAAATTTGTATTAGTATCTCAAGGTGTTGATAAGTACGGAAGGTGCTTAGGAGACGTAATAATAAGCACAGGAGAGAATGCTAACCTTATCCTTCTTTATGAAGGACACGCAACGGAGTATAAGTGATAGATTTATAAAAGGAAACAAAACTATGATAAAACGAATATTAAACAACTAAAACTTAATAGAATGACAGAAAATGAATTAAAAGGGCTTGGTTTTGAACTGACTCAACAGTATGAACACGACCAATATCATACCAACAGATATGTTAAAGGCGTTTTAGAAGTAGAATTTACCTACGAAGGAGATAAGTTACTTACTTGCGATTTGACTATTTCAGATTTGAATTGTAAGTCCGTTACACTTGACGAAATAAAAACCCTTACACCGATACTTGGAGAATGGCACGAGTAGGATTATTACCTACAACATGGGATAAACAAGAATCAAATAACCATAATGACGCAAGAGAATATTATGGATAAACTAAGGGTATAACCTGACAAAGACATAAACAAAGTAAGGATAAAGACTTACTAAATTAAAAAGTAAACTAATTAGATGACAGATGAACAAACAGATTAAATTGAATTGTCCAATGTGTGACAAAGAATTTATTACATCAAGAAGAGATAAAATTTGGTGTGATAAAAAATGCAGCGACAAATTTAGAAACGTAAAGAAATTAATTGAAATAAACAAATCAAAACAAAAAAGGATTGATAATGATGCTTTTTATTATGATTTTGATTTAAATAAATTTTTCTTAAAATCATTTATGCCAAATAAAGCAACATAGGAGTAAAAGCATATAAAATCAATTAATATTAACACATTATATCTAAAAGCATATGAAAAGTTCATTAACCAAGATACTTGACATTTTCAAGCCTACTTCAAATGGTGGGATACCTTACGATAGCTTATCTGATAGCTTTAAGAAACGTATTGATAGCATAGAAAATGAATGTAGTGAAATGAACGAAGCGATAGTGGGGTAACACTATAAATAACCACTAATTACAATTTAGTGGCAAAAAATAGTAAATGAATTTAGTGAAATGAACGAAGCGTTAAATACACATATGAATTTAAAAGTTGGTTGGTTCGAATCCGATTAGAGGATTTATAATTTATATATTGTGGGGAGGTGTAGTGGTTGCATTCTGGGTTCATGAGCCAGAGGTAGTAGGTTCGATTCCTACCCCTGCAACAAAAAAATAAAAAATAAAAGCAGTATGAAAACAACGGAATTAAAAGAAATAATGCAGCCTAATGAGGGAAATATTCAAGGACACGGAATAGTTGAATTTTACACACCTGAGCAAGTTGTTGAAATATTGAAGCGTGTCGTTTTAATGGCATACAATGAAAATAAGGACTGATCGCAAAAATATCGCCTACAACACGGGATAAACAAGAATCAAAAATTAAACTTAAATAAATAAAAAATGAAAAAAGCAATTGTACTAATGGTAGCACTTGGATTCGGGTGCGCAAAAGAAGAAGGTAACTGTAAGCAATCCGTTTACAAGAAGGATGGAGTAGAATGGATTCTAATAAATTCCGCAAGCTGGGAAGGTCCTGACCAATACAAGAACTACACAAAGACTATCCGTTATGAGGATGGTAGCTTTGATGTAATCAAGACAGTAGTAACGTGCGACTAAAATGGAGGTGCAAGTACTGTGACGATGTAAAGCTTTCAAAGATTAAACGTTGGCACTTAGACGTATGTAAATGCGGAAGGTCAAGTGTAGACTTGGAAGAGAGTTACTACCGCATTAATGGTGATATCGAGATGCTCGGCTGGGTCGAAACAGAGAAGTAGAACTATGAAAACACCAATGAGAGAACTTGAAGAGTGGATTCGGTCAAATATTGGAGACGCTCGTGAGCAAAGAAATGAGTGGCATATACAGAAGGATTATTACGATGGGATGCTTTTTGCGTATGGTCAGATGTTAAACTTAATATACACAGGACTTCTTCAGAAAGAGAAAGAGGTAATACAAAGAGCATATAAGCAAGGAGTAATAGATGAGTACGGTGATACAATAGACCTTGATACGATTACAGAAGCAGAAGAATATTACAACGAAACATTTAACACCTTAGATTCTCGGCTGGGTTGAAATAGATTAATAGTAAAGCTAACGCTCAAAGAACCAGCAGTGGTAGCAGCTAAATCTTTAGGGTCGAATACAGGGTCGTAGATTTCTTTAGCAATACCAGCAGCAACACCCGAAGCGAGTCCAAACCAAAAGGCTTTCTTAGGGTTATGGGTTTGAAGGTAGACTACTGAGTAAGTGGCAGACGAGATTGCAGAACCAGCTAAGAAGTGCTTAACTTTGTCTTGCTGACCAAATGAGAGTAAAGGAATGATAAGAAGCAAATAGCGCATAATATTTCGTTTATGTAAATAACGTAAAACATTAATGATTTTAATTGATTATGGACGGAAGGGTAAATAACGGAGGAAATAAGAACGCTGGACGTAAACCAAAAGATGAAGAAGGTAAGTTGATAGAACGCTTGGATGCTATCATTAATTCAGATGAAGCTATTGAGGTGCTAAAGAACAAAATAAAGATGGGTGATATGCGTGCTATTCAGCTATACTTTAATTACCGATTCGGAAAACCCAAAGAGAATGTAACGCTATCGTCTGATGGATTAAGCATCAATTTTAAAGACCTTCTTAAATTCGAATGATTTCGGTTCAAAAGAAGTACGAAGTATTTGCACAGTCAGATTCACGTTACTACATCATAAGTGGTGGTCGTGCATCTGGTAAGTCTTTTAATGTTTCGATTCTTATTCTATTACTGACATTCGAGAAGGACCACGTCATTCTATTTACGAGGTACACATTAGTGTCAGCTGCTATATCTATCATACCTGAATTTCTTGAGAAGATAGAACTACTTGAACTGTTAGAGCATTTTCACATCACAAAGGATGAGATTATAAATAAGACTACTGGGAGTCGAATTATATTTAAAGGAATCAAGACATCCAGTGGAGACCAAACGGCTTCATTAAAGTCAATACAAGGTGTTACAACGTGGGTGTTAGAAGAAGCTGAAGAACTAACAGACGAAAAGAAATTCGATATTATAGATTTCTCCATTCGGTCAAAGAAGAATCAGAACCGAATCATCTTAATTTTAAACCCTACCACAAAGGAGCATTTCATTTACAAGAGATTCTTTGAATCACGAGGAATAGAAGCTGGAAGCAATATAACGAAAGGAGATACTACTTACATACATTCTACCTACTTAGACAACGCTAAGAATTTAAGTCAATCATTCATCGACCAGATAGAGCAGATGAAGATAAGACGACCTGAGAAATTCAAGCACCAAATCTTGGGTGGATGGTTAGACAAAGCTGACGGCGTTATATTCACGAATTGGTCAATCGGTGAGTTTCAAAAAGTGGGTGTTAGTGTATTTGGACAAGACTACGGATTCAGTAACGACCCTACGACACTAATAGAAACCAATATAGACAAGTCTAACAAACGAATATACCTAAAAGAGTGTTTCTACCTACCTAAGCTAACAACGAGCGATATAGCGCGTTTAAATAAGCAATACGCAGGGGATAGTTTAATAATAGGCGATAGTGCAGAACCAAGACTGATTACAGAATTAAAGAGAGAATGCAATATTAAAGAAGCAATCAAAGGTCAGGGTAGTGTTACTTTTGGGATTAGTATGATGCAAGACTATGACTTAATAGTTGACCCAGATTCGACTAACCTAATCAAAGAATTAAATAACTATTGCTGGTTAGAGAGAAAGAGCAACACACCAATAGACGACCATAATCACGGAATTGACGCATCACGTTATAGTATCACATACCAATTAAAGAACCCTAACGCGGGTAAATATGCTATTCATTAGTTATTTATCAAAAATATTTTATATCTTTGGTTAAACAAAAACGAAACGATATGACAAATTACCAAGACGGTGTGATGCTTTACGACAGGCTAACACCAGAGCAACTATCCAAATTAAACGAGCGTAGCAAGCTTTACCCTGTTACCACAGGTGAACTCATTGAAGCTTTAAAGACTAAGCAATTCATCATCCAGCTTACTGTTGGTGAAGCTATGGAGGTTTCAACTATTTTAGATATGAAGATGAGTGTAGGAACTATTTACGAATCTTTCGGACTATGACGAGTTACTTTGATTATATGGCTGAACCCGAACCATACGAGTTTGAATGTAGCGAATGCGGTACACCGATAGACCACGAAGGGTATTGCTCAGGTGTATGTTTTGAAGCTTCGATGCTTTAAAGAATGAAACTAATTTTAACAGAGACCTTCGGGTCTCTTTTTTTTTGTCTAAAATTGCGTGAAAATAACGTTATATCAATATGAGAGTAGAAATAAATGTACCGGAAACTTTAGCTGATATCACTTTGGGTCAGTATCAGAAGTTCTTGGATATTCAAAAGAAGAATGAGGACGAGCGGTTTCTTCAGGTTAAAATGATTGAGATATTCTGCAAAGTACCATCCGATGTGGTGTTAAATATGAAGCTATCTGATACGACTGCTATTATAGAAATGTTGTCGGAGGTGCTAAATTCAAAGCACCAGTTAGTGCAGAGGACTAAGCTAAACGGTAAGGATTACGGATTCATTCCGAAATTAGAAGATATTTCATTAGGGGAGTACATAGACTTGGATAGCTACATAACGGACTGGGAAACGATGCATATTGCTATGAATGTTCTGTATAGACCTATTAAGCATAAGTACGGAGAGCGGTACTCGATAGAAGATTACAAGTCCAGCGATTCGATTCATATGAAGGATTTAACA